CGGATATTTGTTCCATTGTGATTACTTCTGCATTTAACCCCGATCTGTTAGTTTGGGAGGCCGTCCACACAGGACATTGAAATTCAGTTGAAATTGCTCTCAACTCTTCATAAATAGATTCTAATTCGCTTCTTTTCTCTTTTCTGATCACAACTGGCCTCAGAAGATCTGCATAATCCACAATGATCATTCCTGGCTTTATACCTCGTTTTAGAAGCTTTGCCAGGTGAGACTTGATTGTGTTCGTTGATGCTGATTTGGTGGGATATTCCTTGACAATCAGTGTTCCGTCTAAATCTTTAATTTCTTCATAAACTTCTTCCTTAAAATTTATAATATCAGAAAGCGGGTAACCGGTAATACAGCTATCATAACGAGTTGCAATTATTGTGTCTTGAAGCTCCATTGTATAATGGATAACAGATTTTCCTTCTTTGATAGCTTGCGATCCCAGATGCACAAGAGCCATACTCTTTCCGGCGCCGGTGGGGGCGATCACAACCCCAAGCTCACTCTTGCCCAATCCCCCGCCACAGATCCTATCAATCTCTTGCCATCCAGTAGTACAAGGAACCCGATGCCTAGGCGTAAAACGAGTCTCAAAGTCGACCAAGTAATCATAACCAAAATTGTTCTCTGACCCCAACCTCAAGGCATCGTTGATAACAGTAGAAATTTCATCAAACGAAGAGTTTTGAAGAAGATTTACAGATTTCAGCATCGCTTCTTTCAAATTCTGTTTACGACAGAAATCTAGCGATATTTCTTTTATGAATTCTATGTCTGTAACTTCGCGCTGATGAATACGCATAAAGTATTCTCGTACCTGACGCTGAAGCACCTCTTCTTCATCATCCAGGCCCGTCTTCAAGATAGTGGTGATGGCATGTGCCGAGGGGTGGAGACCATAGCGTTCTCTGTAATCTGTCACTTTCTGTAAGAATACACGCAAATATTCTAATTCCAAAAAATCATGTTTTAAAACCTCTGTGATCTGATCAGCAAATGGTCTGTCTTCATAGATTAATTGAACAAGCCCTTCTTGGAAGGATTTTCCATACCTTCCGAAACTTACGTTGCTTGCCGTCATCAAAGCCCTCGCTTATATAATAATTATACTCAATCTGTGTCAAATGTCAAGCCAAAAGAAGCCGTTTTTAGCTCTTGACTTTCGTGTTGCTACTTACAATTCGGTTTAAGTTCACACGGAGATCTTCCCAATTTAGTTCTCCAAAGCCATCATCTCGCATCATCCCAATGATCTCGGTTCGATTAAAATCGAACTCAAAGCGTGCTACAGATTCTTTTACAAACTGCTTTGATTTGATTGACATCTGTGGCGCGTACAACTGCATCATGGTGTAATTGTGCTGAATGACATCTCGGTTCTCGGCTACGTTGACATAAAACTTCAGATTACTCTCTTCTGATTTATTTTCGCAATATTTAATCACATCATCAATAGTATAAGTCGCGCTTTCTGCCAAGAACCCCAGACGTTTAGCCACTGTAGCAAAACCGGCGCCCTTAATGCCGGGTAGGTTATCAGAAGCGTCTCCGATAATAGAGCGAGCAAGAGCCATGTTAGTGGGGTGAACGCCAAGCTGTTCTACAATGCGATTTGCATTAAGAACTTCGTCCTTGGTGGGTCGCCATAGGACAGTCTTATCATCGCATATTTGCATAAAATCCCTGTCGTTAGAGACAACTATCTTTTGCCAATCTTCATACTGTGGCAAACTTGTCGCATAAGATATTACATCGTCGGCTTCAATCTCTGGTATCATAAACTGAATCACAGGCATGTTATTAAGATACTCTACAATTCGAGTCTGCTGCCAGATTTTGTTATGCAACTCTTCATCGTCTGTCAGGTTATGAAAGGCTCGGTTAAGTCTGATGGGCTTTCTGCCGGCCTTGTAGTTTTTATCCATACTCTTACGTTTCTTTGAGCCATTAGGTCCATCCCACACAATCATAACTTGTGTTGGGCGCGTTTGGCGCACGAGTTTCTGAAGGATTTTCATAAATCCCTTAATGCCACCAATGGGTTGTCCATTCGATGACAAGGAGGGGTCTACAATATATGCGCGCAAATATGCGTTGAGCGCGTCAACAATTAATAGTCGTTTCATTTGTTCTCCACCAATAGGGTGTTTGTGTTTTCCAAGTAGCAAAACTGGATTTTGCGCCGTGGTAGTAGGCGCGGTAAGCTGTGATTGCATCGTCATTTTTATATTCCTGTGGCATAGCCTGAGCAAAGGGTGTAAGGTCGATTTTCTCAAATCTCATATTCAATCGAGCACAGTGGTCAATAACATCCAGTGACTTGTGCGTTTTTCCATAACGTCTAGTGTATTCTTCACATAACGCATAACCATGTAAAAGAAGCCACATCCAATTATCATAAGCTTCTCCAGCCCAGATAGTACATGGGTGACGTTTGTGGGTAGCACGATATGGAACCTCATGGCCGTGCTCGTTTGCTACAGTACACAGTATTTGTGCTGTCTCTAGAATCATTTTCACAACGTGTTTATCACACATCATCTGCGCAGCGATTTCTGGATCTTCATCCAAAACAAAGATATTCATAGTTTGTAACTCCCTGCAATTTTATCGTTGATAGTAAATATAACACGCTTTGCCCCCACATGCCTAAGGGCGGATTCACACATTGGGCAAGGTTTTGACATTTTGAATTCCCCGCGTTTCCCAATGCGAGCAACATAAACATCAGCACCTTCAGTCTTTCGGCGATCTACTCCCAAGATGCACCCAAGCTCTGCATGAACTGTAGAATGACCCGGCTGGATATCACATTTACGAAAACGCCTGCCAAATGAGCAAAAATTATTCTTGTTCTCCGAAACGTTCACCACTCGGGAACCTTTCGCAAGAACTGCGCCATGGCGTGGGCCATCGAACGTGGAGTGGTGAGCTACCCTGCGAGCCAACTCCATATGGCGCTTGATTCGGCCAGTATATTTGTGATACTTTTCTGCACCACTAGAGTGCTGATACTCCATGCCAAGCATAAACAAGTGCCTCCCATATTCATAGTATACTAAATGTGGGAGGCATTGTCAAGTATTATCTGCGGTGACGACGATGTTTTTTGACCCATTTCTTGTGGGGGCGGGGTGGGGGCCCGTGGTGACCAAGCTGCCAAGTCACATATAACGCCGGATAGCTATGGACCAAAATCGGGTCCACAAAACTGAGTTTCCAGTGTGGACCAACCCAACGTCCATTCTTCCAATAGCCGCCAACCCATACCCAAACTCTGACTTGCTCAGAGTGGACACCGACCTGTACGGCAGCGGGTGGGGCATGCACGGTACATCCGGTAAGAAATCCGGACAACACACCAATCATTAATAGTTTCATCTCGTCTCCTTAGTCTTTTACGGGGACGGTTAAGTCCGAAGGATCTGCATAAAAGTTTTCAGCATCACCCTCACGGCGATCAAACTTCTGTACTATCTCCTCATTCATTAGACGTATAACATGGGATTTAAATTCATTATCATTTAAAATTAATTCGTTCCACTTCGAAGGTTGAAACTTTTTAGTGTACCCGCCGGGTGTCGTAAGGGTATACCAGGCACCTGCGCTAGTTAAACAAGACGACCCCTTAATGGCATCAAACCAACTCTCTTCATCGCGGATTCCGATATCGTCAGTTCCCCACATAATGCGGAAAGCACACGAACGACCCTGAGTTCCGAAACGAGATTTCTCTAATCTCAGCTTAACTTCGGAGCCAATACGAAATCCTTTCTCATCCTCAATAAAGGCCGCCTTAGCTTTTCGGCCAGTGAGCCAAATACGCAAAGAATATGCATAATGCATAGCTTTACCACCAGGCGTGATATATGGAGTGGTCATGGCCACAATGCGTGCATTCGGACCTTGAGGGATATTAGTCTTCAACTGATTGAGAACCAAGAAAGTTGCTTTCTTATCTGCGATAGGAATCACTAACTTAGACATACCCTTAGCCAGAATACGTGCCTTCACGGCCATCGATGACTGGGGATTGAAGTCGCCCTCAACATCGGATACAGATGGTGTAAAAGCCAGAGAATCCCAGATGAAAAGCATTCGTTCATCGGTGGCACCGAGGATTTCCTCGATAGTCTCCAAAACAAACTCCACAGACGCGGCCTGAACATACATAAGGCGTTCAAGGTCACAGCCTGCGCGCGACAAAAAGGATGGATCAATGGCAGACTCTGAATCAAAGTAAACAACCATCATGCCCATCTTTTGGGCATTAGCTGCAATCTGCACGGCCATATAAGACTTACCGGTCGCTTCAAGCCCCGCAATCTCGGTCACCTTTCCAACGGGGATACCGGACACCCGGCCCTTGCTAATAATACTATCAAGCCAACGAGAGCCTGTGGGAATCCACTCCTTAACCTCGGTGGGGTTATCGCCCGTCAAATCATGAGCGACGGTAACTCCTGCCTTCTTGTTAACAAGACTCATCAAGTCTTGCATTGAAACCTTTCCAGGTTTAGTTTTAGCTTTGCGCGCCATTCTGCCTCCTATAAAAAAATGCGGCAGACTATTTATTCCCGGTCTGCCATCGGTCTTCCACGGGTCTAATTACCCTAGATTACGACATCAGTTCATCAAACGCTTTATCAACATCATTAGTTGGTTTGGCGGAGTACTGAGTTGTCTCAGATGAACGGCTTTCAGCAGAACCATCGCCGGAAAGCTGTTCGTCTAGGATTGCACCGACTTGCTCGGATGTGAGGCGTTCGAATAGGGTTTCGAACTCCGGATTGCGGTCTAGGAGGGCAGGTATAGATTCCGCATCTTCGAGCAGTGGGGATGTGTTTCGACGCATCTTTAGACTCGTTTGTGGAAATGAACCAGG